TATGGAAGCCTGAGATACAAGAAGCTAAAGATTCAGAATATGCTCCAGATAACATTAGATATGAGCGAGAATTAAAGAGTCAGATGATAAAAGATTTTGTATCTTTGTATACTGAGTACTTTGATAGATCAAATATTAGATATATCTTTTAATTAATTATTATGGTAATTGCAAACGGAAAAGATTGTAAAATTGGAATATTTGATATTGAGACTTTAAAATGTTTCTTTGATTATGGTCTATATGATCCAGATACAAAAGAATGGATAGAGTTTGAGATTAGTGAATATAAAAATGATCTCTATAAACTTGTAAGTTTCTATTTAGATAATAAATATGATTATCATGTGAGTTTTAATGGTATTGGATTTGACCATCAAGTAATGCAGTTCATACTTATAAACTATAATGAATGGTATGATTTATCTAATATAGAAATATGTGGAAAGATTTATCAGTTTGTACAGCAACATATTGATAATCAAAAATATGAGATACCTTTACCTTATAAAGAAAGTGAGTTTCCAGTAGCAGCAATTGATTTATTTAAAATACATCACTTTGATAATGAGGCAAGAAGAACTTCATTAAAGTGGTGTGCATTTATGCTAAATCAAGATGTAGAGGAAATGCCAATAGGTCATAATATTGACTCTGTTACACCTGAACAGATAGAGATAATTAAGCTATATAGAAGAAATGACTGTCTTGTTACTGAAGCTTTACTTAATCTTACTATCGGTAATGTAGATCTTCCAGAACTTAAAGATTACAAAGGTAAAAATAAGATTCAAGATAGATTTGATGTAATGAAGGAAACAGGAATGAAATGTCTAAATTGGAGTGATGTAAAAATTGGTGAGGAGTGGAATAAATTAGAATATAAAATTCAAGAAAGAGTTGAGAATGATTCGGAACTTTTTACAAAGAAGATAAAGCATCCATATGGCCAGAAGTTTAAGAATTTCTTTCCTCCAACAGTTTCTTTTAGGACAGATGCACTCATAAATTTCAAGAATGAATTTGGTGAAGAGTATGTAAAAAGTATAAAGCAAGAATTTCCAATTACTATTGGTAGAACTACTTATACTATTGCAAAAGGTGGCCTACATTCTACAGAGTCAGATAGAAAGATAGAAACTCCAAATGGATGGATAACAAGAGATGCAGATGTTGGATCTCAGTATCCAAACTTTATAGCAAAGAATGATATCTATCCAAAACATTTAAAGCCCACAATAATTAAACAATTTAAAGAGAAGATTACAAGAAGAATAGTACTTAAAACAAAAGCAAAGAAGGAAAGTAATCCAGTAATTGCTAGAGAGTATATGTCTGTTCAAGAAATGTTAAAGCTCTGTCTAAATGGTGGTTATTATGGTAAATTAAATCAACAGGGATCATTTCTAGAATATCCAGAAGGTATGCTTAGAGTAACTATTGGATGTCAAATGGAAATTCTTTTATTGATTGAGATGTTAGAGTCTGCAGGTATAACTGTTATATCTGGAAATACTGATGGTGTTGTATCTACATTTCCTAAATCTAAGGAAGAAGACTATGATAAAGTTTGTGCAGAGTGGGAAAATATTGTAGGTAATAATGAGCTAGGTAAACTTGAGTATGTTGATTTCTCAGTACTATTCCAAGAAAGCATTAATCATTATATTGCTGTAAAATTAGATGGATCTGTAAAGAAGAAGGGTAGATTTATGACTGAGTTTGAGATAAACAAGAATAAGAGTAAAAGGATAATAAACCTTGCACTCGAGGCTTATTTTGTACATAAAAAAGATCCTATTGAGTTTATTACATCTCACGACAATATTTTTGACTTTTGTATAGCAAAGAAGGCTTCTGGTAATATGCACTATGAAGAAATTATAGAAACTGGTGATAGAAACAATCCTGAAATCATAAAACATAAGAAACTAATTAGATACTTTGTATCTACAGAGGGAAATATTTTTATGAAAAGAGGCTTTGATTATGATGGAAATTCTGTAAATTCGCATTGTGAAGCTACTGATAAAGAATACTTTTGGTTAGGTCAACCAAAACTCAAATATTTTAACAAGTCTGATATTAAAAAAGATATGAGTGAATATAAAATAGATTACTCATATTACATATTACAAACACTAAAAAGGATAGATAACATAGAGAAAACTAGAAAAGCTCTTAGTTATGCTAATACTTTTAAAAGTAAACAATTTTCTTTATTTTAAAAACTATTTACATGGAAAGTCAAGTAAAACAAGCTACAATTTTTACTGTTACAGATCATCAAACAAATGAAGTATTTGAAGAAGCAATTGAAGGAGATGTTAATGAAGCTATTGATTTCTTGAGAAAAGAATATCCGAAGTATAGCAAGATTGTTTTAAGAGGATTTGAGATTAATGAAAAATTTGTCCCTGTTAGTTTAGAAACAGATAATATTGCAAAAAGATGAATATACAAAAATATAAAGAGATCTTAGCAGAAGGTTTACTTCTTGATCACTATTATATTCTTTGTAAAATAAGTTCTAAAGAGGAAATCCCTTATACTGATCGTGTAAGGGGTTTTCTTAACTTACTTATTAAAAAAGATTATATTGATGGTGATCACAATCTTACTGAAAAAGGTATAGACTTTGTACAAAACTGTGAGTTTGGTGAAATTGAACTATCAACTGTTCATATTACTACTAATTCAGTTACTATAGTTCCAGAAGAACAAACTAAAGTAGATGTAAAAAGTCTGGTATTAAATATGTATGAGAAATGTAAAGAAAGAATAACTCATCATACTGGAAAGAATCAAGTTAGAGCAAGAATAGAGAATAAGTTTTATTCTTTCTTTCCTAACTCTACTGATTTCTTTAAAGTCATAAATAAAGTAATATCTCTTTACAAGATAAAAGATTTTGCTTTGATGGAGAATACATTAATAGCATACATAGATAGATGTGCAGCCTCAAATACTTGGCTACCACTTTTAAATTATTATATATTTAAGAATGGATCATCTTCTCTTGTAACAGATATGGAGAATCCTGATGATAACATGGGTAGTTCATTTAAAAGTTCACAAAAATTAATATAATGGCAAAATTTAAGACTATTAATGAAGCAATAGTTGAGGTAGAATCCTATATCCAAAGTAGAATGGATGGGACAATTACCTCAATGAAAACAGGATTTCCTAAATTAGATAAATGTATGATTGATGGTATTGAGTGGTCATCTACACTAACAATTGGGGGTAGACCAAGTGTTGGTAAAAGTGCATTCAGTGACTGTATAATTGATGGTGCATTTAGAAGCAATTTAGGAGATGATGGACTTCCTACATTTGATTTATTAGATTTTAACTGGGAGTTATCTTCTAAAGTAATCTTGTTAAGAAGATTATCAGCAGAAATGAAAGAAAGCTATAAGCATATTATTTCTGCAGATGGTTCTAGAATAAGTGCTGTTGAAATGAGTATGATTCAACAAATTCTAAAGAATAAGTATGGTAGATTACCAATTACATTTTCTGAAGAACCACTTACTGTAAAAGAGTTTGCTGATACTGTAAAGAGATTTGTAGATAAAGCAAAAAGAAATGTTCTAGTTAGAATAGACCATACTTTATTGGCTAGACAATCTGCAAGTGAAACTTCTCAAGTTCAAATGCTATTAAATCTTTTGATGGAAGCAAACTCTATAAAGAAATCATATCCTGTTATATTTATGTTTCTAACTCAAGTAAATAGAGAATTTGAGGAGAGACAAGAAGATGGTACAGATAGAGCATTTCCAAGACAGGGTGATGTATATGGAGGTGATGCTGCTGCAATGTTTAGTGAGACTATTCTTTTACTAAACAAACCATCTAAGTATGGTGTTTCTTTATATGGAAGAAGAAATACATCATCTTGTATCCATGTGGATACAAATGATTTGTTTGCACATATAGTAAAAAATAGGAATTCAGAAGGTGATTTTATCCTACATTACAAGGAGAATTTTAAACACATGTCAATAAAAGAGTATTAATATGGAAAAAGAAGAATTAATTAGTAAACTATCTAGTCTTGGAATAGAGACTACAAATTGTTTTAAGAAATCAACATTTCTTTTAGATAAAACTGTCTATGTAGCATTATATGGCAGTGAAACTAAAGATGATTTTTATTTCTATAACTTATATGATAAAAAGATATATGCATTTAATAAAGTAGATGATACAGGTATCTATAAACAAGATGAAACAACAAAAAAGTATCTTATACCAATTACTGATTGCTCTGTAATATGGGAAGACAAGCCTTTCAAAGAGGTTGAAGATCTTCCTTTTAAAGAGATGACTCTCAGGCAGTATGCTTGTATAAAACTTAAAGTTCCTGATACAGGAATTGCTTGGTTAGATACAATTATAAAAAAGTCACATAAATATATACCATGACATTAAGAGATAAGAGACAAAAGGAGTTTGCTGAGACATGGATAAATAAGGGTAAGTTTGGAATACTTAATCTTTGTCCTAGGTTTGGAAAGATATTTACTACAATAAATATTATAAAAAAGCTAAAACCTAAAACAATTCTTATTTCTTATCCAGACAACAAAATTAAAGATAGTTGGAAAGAAGACTTTAAGAAGAAAAATTATGATGATTCAAATGTGACTTATACTACACACTTATCATTAAAAAAGCATATGAGTAAATACTTTGATCTTATTGTAATAGATGAGATACATTTATTATCTAATGCACAGCAAGAAGTATTAGGAGAAATGATAAGTAGTTATACTAAGCGTTTTGATGAAGATTCTAATTTTCTAGGTCTTACTGGTACTTTATCAAGGAATACACAAAGGGAATTAGCTGAGTCTACAGGAATGAAAGTAATATCTACTTATACAATAGAACAAGCTATAAATGAAGGAGTTGTAGCTGATTATGAAATCAATGTAATCACTGTTCCACTTGATTCAAAAGTTAAGCAAAAGTATAAGGATAAGATAAGAACAGAGAAGCAGCAATTTGATAGTTATTCTTGGGTAATATCTGATTTAGAGAGAAAAAATAGAAATACTATGTTTCTAAGACTTGCTAGAATGAGAATTATTCAGAATAGTATTGCCAAGAGAGATAAGACTAGACAGATTTTACAGAAGTTTAAAGATGAAAGAATCTTGGTATTTTGTGGAGTTATCTCTATTGCAGAAAATTTAGGAATAACTACTCATCATAGTAAGGTTAAAGATGATTCTGACTTTAAAGATTTTTGTGATGGTAAAACTAATCATTTATCTGTAGTAAAAATTGGTAATACTGGTGTTACTTATAAGTCACTAAATAAAGTAATAATAAATTACTTTGATAGTAATGCAGAAAATCTTGCTCAGAAGATAAATAGATGTATGGCTATGGAATATAATAATCCAGAAAAGAAAGCTAAGATCTATATTATCTCTTCTGATGAAGAAGTAGAACAGAATTGGCTTAAAAAAGCATTAGAGTTTTTTGATAAATCTAAAATCAAATTTATTAAATCTAAAGTTTATGAAACAAGTAATAATTGAAAAGTTATTTAATGGAGAAGAATTAGAAAGTTCTGAAATATTGGAAGTTACAAGGAGTCTTAATTATGTAGATGGTGCAGATATAAAACCATATAATCATCAGGAAACTAAAATATTTGAAGCATGTAATGTATGTGAAGATGATATACAGGAGTTAAATATTAAAATATCAGATTTCTCAAAAGATAGTGTGTCTGTATCTGAAATAGTAGAACATTGCGAGAAACTTGCAGACTTAAATAGTAGCTATAAAAGATTAATTATAATCCAGGCTATTAAATATATGAAGATATACAATGATCCCTTTCTGAAAATGTTTTTAGCTTTGTAAGCGAAAAAGTATTTTTTTGCTCAATTTGTTTTTGTATATTTGTAAAAATCAATAAGTAATATGGAAAGTTTAAAAACAGTTATCTTAAATGATGATTTTGCTTTGCCAACTAAACCTCATAAACCTGAGGTTAATGCAAATACAATGATTCTTTTTGGTAAAGAAAAGTGTGGAAAAACAACAGCAATCTCTCAGCTTGAGGATTGTTTAATAATTGACACTGAATTAGGGTCAAGAAAAGTGGAGTCATTATCTATTATGGCACCACAAGATAGAGGGCCAGTTGGCAAAATGCAATGGCTTAAAAAACTAGCAGAGAAACTAGTTGAAAGTGGTAAAAAGTATGATTATGTAGCAATTGACACTTTAACTGAGGTTAATGAGTGGTCTGAGTGGAGTGGTACCTTTAGGTATATGAACTCTATTCAAGGTAAGTCATTTAATCGTGTAAAAGATGAAAGAGGTAATCCCATAAGAGGCGGAGAATATATAGATCCATCTGATGATGATTACATGTCTGTTCATACTTTACCTGATGGTAATGGTTATAGATGGTCAAGAGATGAAATGTTACAAATTATAGACCTTTTCAACAATGTAGCTAAGAAGTGTGTAATCTATGTTTGTCACGTAGAGGATAAGTATGTTGGTATGAAGGAAAATACAGAAGTTGTAGTTCCTAAACAGCTTGCTTTAACTGGTAAACTTAGAGATATACTTCCTAGAAAAGTTGATGCTATAGGATATGTATATAATGACAAAGGGACGATAAAAGTAAACTTTGCTGGTACAGATGAAAGATCTGGTGGCAGTAGAGCCAAACATCTCCAAGGATATAATGATGTATTAGATTGGAAGAAAATATTTATTTAATAGTGTAAATTTTAATTTTATGATAAAAGGAAAAGAACAACAACAGCAACAGACAAAAAGAAGAGAAAAGTATGAAGGTTTTACTGCAGTGTCAGTAAGAGCGGTAAATCCAACAAGAGCTCAAATTGATAAGCTCTTAAAGAGAGAAACAATGGAAGATGGTATGGACCCTGAATATCTTTCTCAAGATCAAGAAGGAAATGAAAAAGTATCTATTAACTTCTGGTTATATTCAGAGGAGTTAGATCACTATTTTATTCACACTATTTGGTTGACAAATAAAGTAAAGAAGTCAAAAGATGGTAACAAAACACAGTATGTAAATAGTACTTGTTCTACATTTTATATTGATAATCCTTTAAATCTTCCTTCAAACTTTACTATGTTTATGAGTAAAGAAAAAGATGAACTGGGTTATAAAAGATATAGAGAAGCTTTAGTAGGTGAACAAGAAATGTGTGTATTGTTAACTTCTTGGTTAGGAAGAATTAAATGGACAGATCCTGAGACAGATGTACTACTTGAAACAGATCAGTTATTTAAAGGTGACTATAAAGAACTTCAAGATTTAGTAGATGGTAATTATGATACACCTTTTGTTGTATTAACTGGTGTTAAAACAAAAGATACAGGTGATCAGTACCAAACTATCTTTAATAAGATGTTCTTACCTGCAAGTTTTATGAACTATATCTCTAAAGGTAAAATGTTCCCAACTGACTATACTAAGAAAATCTGGAATAAATTCAATACAGAAGTTTCAGGTGAGTATGGATTCAATGCATATTATAACTTAGATGTAGCAAAAGTTTATGATCAATCAAAAGACTTAGCTGCTTCAGTAGTTACAAAAGTAGATGAAGTCAAGCCTACTAACTCTAAGTTTTAGTAGTGTAACCATAGCATAAAAATGAAAGTCCCGATTATTCTTAGTCGGGACTATTTTTATCATTAAACTTTATTATATGGTAAAAGGAAAACAAAAACCAATACTTTTATCTGTAGATGAGATATATAATCTTACTAGTGGAGGTTATGATATTTATAGATATTATCTTGGAGATAACATATCAGCTGGTATAATGAATAGGCCCTGGGGAGGTAAAGAAAGTAAACTATCTTGGGGAATATTCTATAGAGAAGGTGTTTGGTTTTGGAAAGATTTAGCAAGTGAAGAGTCTGGTACAGCAATTCAGTTTGTTACAAGATATTTTCATCTTTCTCAGACAGATGCAATATTAAAAATAATGTGGGACTTTGGACTCGGTGGAAAGAAAATAGACAAAAAGCCCCAAATTGTTACATGGAATAAACCTGAAATAAGAGAGGAAAAGATAAAGATAAAGTTCTCTACAATACCTTTTGAGAAAAGACATCATGAGTTCTGGAATGCAGCTGAAGTAACAGAAGATCACTGTAAAAAGTATGAGTGTTATGCAGTAAAAGATCTTATAATTGGATCTAGAAGAATTTATATTAGTCCAGACGAAAGAGCTTTTGCATATTATTGTAGAGAAGAAGATGCAGTTAAGATATATTTTCCTGATAGACAATCTACAGAGAGGTTTAGAAATAATGTTTCTTATCACTACTTATGGAACTATGAAACTATACAAAATTCTTGTGAGACGTTAATAGTTCAAAAGTCAATGAAAGACTTGATTGTTACTACAATGATTGAACCATGTTGTATTTCTACACAGGCAGAAGCTGTAAAAATCTTTAATGAAGATGTTGTTGAAAAGATAAATAAGGTTACTAAAAAACCATGGATCTGGTATGGCAGTGATTGGGATGGTGTAAAGAAATGCAAGGAGATAACAGATACAAATAAATGGAAATATATAAATACACCTAAAGACTTACTACCTGAGATAAATGATGCTTATGGTTATGTAAAAGCTTTTGGTTTAAAGAAATTAGAGGAATTTATGAGATCTAAAAAAGTCATAAAATAATTTTATGGAAAAGATGGATTATGAAGACTTTGCTGATAAGTTTGGAAAATGGGCACCATTGTTCAAAAAGTTTATAGAAAGTAAAGATATGTTTGATATTTATGCTAGACTAAAAGCAGATGCTCAAACAGATATAATAGTTCCAGGACATGAAAATGTATTTAAAGTATTTCAACTTACTGATCCTGATAATATAAAATGTGTGTTCTATTTAATGGACCCATATCCTAAAAAATATAAGAATGGTGTACTTCATGCAACAGGTATACCAATGGATTGCTCAAATACCCAAGATGGTAAATTACAACCTAGTCTGCAAAAGTTTTATGAAGGTATTGAGAGAAATACAAAAACTAAGTTTGAGTATTCTCCAAGTCTTAGGTACTTACTTGATCAAGGCTGTCTCCTTTTGAATACAGATTTGACATGTAAATTAAATAAGACTTCATCTCATAATCGTCTCTGGATAAAGTTTCAGCAATACTTTCTAGAACAGATAATGTACGATAGAGTAGGTATACCTTATGTTCTTTGTGGAGAAGTATCACATAAGATGGAAAAGTTTATAAACCCAATTGGTAATTATATATTTAAACTAGACCATCCAGTTTCTGCAAGTTATAAGAACTTAGACTGGAATCATAAGAATGTATTTACCATGATAAATAGAATAGTAAAAGAATATGGAAAAGAAGAAATTGATTGGAAACCTAAAATTTTAGAAAATGCAACAGTTAAAACTAAGTAACAACACTGCCAAGCTTCATCAAATGTTTGGCAAAAGATTATACTCGGATAAATACAGTTTTGTATCTGAAATATGTCAAAATGCAGTTGATAGTCACAGAATGTCTGGCCAGACTAAGCCAGTTGAAGTAGGTATATATGATTATAAAAATGAATCTGGGTACACTAGATATAAATTTTATGTAAAAGATATTGGTTTATCATTTACAGATAAAGATGATTTTATAAAGAAAGTATGTACAATATTAGAAAGTGGTAAAACTGAGAGTAAAACCAATGATGAAAACTGTGCAATGGGAATGCATGGTATTGGTAGTATTTCAGTATCTGCATTTAATTCTGAATGGCAGTATACAATAATTACTCCAAATAAAAAGAAGTTTAAAGCTACATTAAAAGAACAAGAAGGTGTAGGTTTGACATATGATCTTTCTGATTATGAAGATACAGATGAAGAAAAATCAGTATTATTTGAAGTGCAGCTTCCAGAATATGCTGGAATTAGCTCTTTTATTAATGCAATAAAAGCAAAGTTAGCTTACTTTAAAGATATACTTTTTAAGTTTTCTCCTAAAGTAATACAAGATGTCCCACAGTGTTTAACTTTAAATACTGAGTTTAAGATATTTGAGTCTGAAGATTTTCAGTATAGTACTTTAAGTAATAATTCTATGCTTCATATATCTATAGACCAATATTCTTATCATATAAGATGGGATATTATTGGTATACAACCAGTTAATAATTTTCCAATAGCATTAAAGTTTGGATTAGGTGATGGATTAACTCCTGATATTACAAGAGAAAATCTTATAGTAGATGATAATTATAAGAAAATAATATTAAATAAAATTGCTAAAGTTGGAAATTGGTTCATAAATAAATATAATGAAAGTATTCCAGATGAAGGTTTTGATTCTATAAGAAGATATAATTTATTTGTTAATGGTGGAAAATCTATTAAGATTCCTGAAATATCTAATAGTATAAGTTTTCCAATAGCTGATATTTCAAAATCTTCAGATATTGTAGTAAAAACTCCAAAGTTAAAAGGTATTGATCGTAAGATTCTTGAAAATTTCCAGAGTAGTCTTGAGAATGGAAAATATATGTATACTCTTCAATATGAGATTGGTAATAAAGGAACATTAATAAAAAGAGAAGGATCTAACTGGAGAGCTTTTAGTTATAGTACAAATATTCTAATGGATATAAATTTAGATAAAAAGAGATCTGCATATCTAAAGACAAAATATCCAGGAGCAGGTTTATATTCATTAAAAAAGCTTGGCAAGAATAGAAGGTATCTTGAAAGTTATTATAAGATACCTACTAAAAATTATGTTCTTGAATATTATATAAAGACTGGAAAAAATCTTTATAGATATTATCATCAACAGTATAGTTTACTTCATGAATATTTTATGAAAGATAATTTCATAAAATTATCTGATATTCAAATTCCAAAAGATCAAAAACCTACAATAAAGAAGTCATCTGTTTCTGTAAGAAAAACAAAATTTGACCCTAAAAATCTGACAGGTGAAGTAAATTTAAAGTTCTCAGAAAATTTACTTAAAAACTCATATGATTTCTCTTGTAAGTTTGTTGATAAAATCTATGAAATTAAAGATTTATTTAACATAAGAGATTTTGTTATCTATGGAAAGTCGGAGAATAGAAATGCTTTAGATAGATTACATCGAATGATAAGTTATAAAACTACATGGGAAAGTGTTTCAAGGACTCCTAAGAATAATATAAAAATATGTATGGTAAGTGAAACAGATTTTAAAGTTCTTAATAAATTAAATCTTCACAATTTTATGGAAGTTAAAGATTTTACAGAAGGAAAGCACAGATTTTTTGGAAAAGTAATGACTGCATATTTGATACAAAGAGATGTATTAAAGAAATATAATAGAATTATAGATAAAAGAAAGACTATAGGAAATTTCTTATCTAAAGAATTATATAATAAAATTGAGAGTATTATTGAGTATACTAAAAGATACAGAGCGGAATCATATTTAGATCATTATGATGATAAAACTGATAAGTTTACGCAAGATCTTTTATCTATATTTTATGAAAAGAAATTGCGTGATGAAATAATATGGCAGGATGTAAAATATGTACTTGATAATATAGATAAAGTTGAAGCTGTAAGATATTTTTCAGAGCATGCTCTTAATACTGCTGAAATCTCTATAATACAAGATGTAGCAAAGTATAGAAAGCTAAAATTAGATTTAGAACATTACAAGAAAAAAGGAGTTGAAAATGGAAACGAAATCGAAGATTAGAGTATCTGAGATTAATAGTGTAGATTTTGAAAAATTTCTTTCTATTGATGATATTGAAGTTAAAAACTATCTTTTTGCCACAAAGTTTGTACAAAATGTAAAAATTGAACAAAAAGTATTTGAAAATGATGAGAAGATAGCATTTTATAGATTTTCAAAATCAATCAAAAGAAGTCCAAAAAAATCATTCTATGTAAAGCATAGTTTAGATGAATGGATAGTTTATAATAAAGTTTCGGGGAAATTAAAAGTTTCCCCGAACAATAAACTAATTAAAGATTTTTTCATAGTATATTATTTCAATGATACAGATATTTTAGATAGACTTTTACCTATGTATAGAGTTAGTAATTCTTTTATAAAAAGAGTAATAGAAGATAAAATAAATACAGTTGATGATATAATTAGTTACATAAGATCATATATAATAAGAAATAAGGATGTAACAAATAATATGATATATGAACTATTTTGTAGAGGAGTAGATAAGTATTTTATATTTCATGCAATAGAAGATCCTCAAAACATAAAATTTGATAGTGAATTTTTTAGTAATTTAGATATTGTAGTAGAGTTTTATGATAAGTCAGGGATTAAGACTAAAACTAGTGATATAAAAGATATTAACAAAACTATAAAAGATTATGAAAAAAGACAAGGTGAAAAATTTATTGAGCTCTGAAGATCCTGAATTAGTAGATCTTGCAATAATTGTAGGAAAAGAAATCTTAAGTAAAGAAGAAAAAGTTTTAACTTATAAATATCTTATAAAAAAGTATCCACTTATTCAAGATAACTTTATAGTTAGTTTAGATCTTACTAAAACAAGATTTTCTCCTACATTTACAGCTCTGAAAGAGTATAAAGAAGAAATTTTATCCCACAAAATTACAAAAGATGAATCTAAGAAATTTAATAGATCAGCTAATAGAGTCAGAAATAATAGAAAATCAGGAACTGGGACTAACACTTCTAAGATCTCCTGAAATAACAGAAGAAGAAAAAAGAACCCATATAGATAGTTTTGTAAAAAGTTATCTTGAAGGAAATATTGATTTTAATAAAGAAGAACAAAGAAATATACTTCAAATGTGGGTAGAAATATATTTATCAATGCAGGAAGGAGAAGTAAAAAATAGGGTTAAAAAAATTAAATCTTAATTTATGGATCACGATAAGTCGTTACAAGACATAATATTTAAAATGTTATGTGATAAACAGTATATGTTCTATGGATTATTCTTAGCTGAACTAAACAAAGAATTCAGTGATGATTTTCCAACAGCTTGTGTATCAAAACACAAGTCTTCAAGTAATATAAACCTTACAATAGGTAAAAAGTTTTGGGAAAAGACTTTATATAATGATAGTAGAAAGATGTCAATTCTTATACATGAGCTAGAGCATGTAGTAAGAGAGCACTTGTCAGAGTTTTCTTCTGGCATGTTTCCAAATAAGTATATTGCAAATATTGCAATGGATATAAGTATAAATCAGTGTATAAATGAAGAATTACCCAGAACTGATGAGAATGGTGAGAAATGTGGTGTATATATAGAAGATTTTCCTGAGCTTAAACTTAAAGAAGATGAAAGTAGTCTCTATTACTACAACCAATTAATTAAGGCAAAAGAGAATAAAGAAGATTCTAAAGGAAATAAGGATTCAAAAAATCCAAATAAAGGTAAAGGTAATAAACTAGGCACAAGTGGATCAAAAGCACTAGATGAAATACTAGATAATATAGAAGATGGAAAACTTGAAGATTGGCATAAACTCTGGGAAGAGTTAAAAGAAGGAATGGGAGAGAAAGAACTTCAAGTTATGAATAAAGAGATACAGGAAAGAATAATGAGGATTGCAGAAGAGACTCAGAAATTGAGAGGTAATATACCTATACATATAGAAAATGCAATCAAGAATAAATTTAATAATAAAAAACCTATAGTTTCTTGGAAAACTTTGTTTAATAGATTTGTAGGCAGTACTATAACAACTGAAATAAGACAAACAAAGAAGCGTCCTAATTTTAGGTTTGAAGATGCACCTTCTAATAGATATAAAAATAAAGTAAAGATAGTTGTAGGCGTTGATAGTTCAGGAAGTGTTAGTGAAAAGGAACTTGAAGAGTTCTTTGGACAAATAAAACACATGTGGAAAGCAGGTGTTAAAGTAGATGTATGTATCTGGGATACAAATGTACATTTAGAATATGAATATAAAGGTGAGAATAAATATGAAAGAGTATGCCAAGGAGGTACTTATGCAAGTTCTTTTATTGAATATGTAAATAAACATAAAAGAAAGAAGAACTGGACTTGTGCAATAAATCTTACAGACGGATATATTGAAAATGAACCAACTAAATGTAACTTACCAATGTTGTGGGTTATAACAAATGAAGGAAGTACAAACTTCAAGCATACTGGAAAGAAAATTAAAATGAAAAGTTAATCAAAAATTTAAAAACAATTAAAAAAAACAATTTTATGAAAAAGAATGAATTGAACTCTTTAGAAGTTAAAAATCTGCTGAAATATTTCGTTAATAATAACTTAAAGCTTTCTGAGCAAGGAAAGACTCCAATAGCAATAGAAATAGAAGGTATGCCTGGTACCGCAAAGACTAGTGTTGTAAAACAACTTGGTGAGGAATTAGATTTTCATTTTGTAAGATTAAATCTTAGTGAGATTGAGGTTCCAGATTTAGTAGGTCTTCCAATTTATGAATATAAGATTTGCAAAGGTGATGACTGTATCTGGGTTACTGATAAGGTACTAAGTCATTATCTTGCAATGGGTTATAATTCATTAAATGAAACAAGAACTAGTTATAGTAAGCCAATGTGGATTCAAGGTAAAGAAGACAAACCTGTTCTTCTTACTTTAGATGACTATAATCGTGTGACTCCAATGATGGCAAATGCTTGTATGACTCTTATTGACGAGCAAAAATATATCTCTTGGGGATTACCAAAAGGTAGTACTATTGTATTGACTTGTAATCCAAGTGATCAAGACTTTATGGTTCAACAAGAAGATAGTGCTCAAGCAACTCGTAGATTGAAAATCAATATGAAAGCAGATGTAAATATCTGGGCAAGTGAGTTTGCAGAAGCATATGGAGTTGATGGTCGTTGTATTAATTTTATGCTTAAGCATCCTGAAATCATTGAAGGAGCTGTAGAGAAAGATGAAGATGGAAATGTTCTTGCAAAAGGAAATCTAAGAATCTGGACTAAGTATTTTGATAGTATCAGTGGTATAGATGATTTTGAGAAGAATATTGATCTTATTATGAATCTTGGTATGGGATCTTTACCACAAGAGCATATTATTACTTTTGTAAACTTTATTAAGAATGGACTTGATAAGTTACCTACTCCAGAACAATTAATTGAAAATGATTCTGATTGGTCACTTAAGCAACTTAAGTCTGTTATTAAAGAGGGTAAAGAGAAAAGACAAGATATTGCAGCAATATTAACAAAGAGACTTCTTAACTATTCTATAACTAATGAGTCTAAATTTGATAAATCAAAAGTCTCTAACTATGCAACAATTCTTGAGAGTGGAATGTTATCTCCAGATCTTTGTATAATTTCTGTTAAGAAGATTTGTACAATTCCTAAGTTTAAAGATGTAGCATTAAGACCTAAACTTTTGAAGTTAATAACTGAGTAATCAATAATAGGCCCCATAGAAATATGGGGCTTTTTTAACTAATTAAATTAAAGAAAATGGAAAAACAAAATTCTTTTGAACCTATTAAGTTTTCACATTATCAACGCACTTGGAATAGTGGAAAATATAAATATAGAAGAACAGCTGTTTATAATTTTATAAAAATAAATGATAAGGAAGAATTTATATCTTATATAGAAAATAAATTTAAGAATATTGTAATAAAAAAGTTACCAGATAATGTAAAAGTTTTCTTTTCAAAAGAAGTAACTTTTCCAAGAGCTAAGTTTAAAGAAGCCTATCCTACTTGTTCTATAGTAAGAGATGAAAAGAAGGCAGATATTATAATATATGATAAAAGTAAGCTAAAAGATTCTGTAGGATCATTGACTTTAGCAAGCTGTAGAGCTCTCAGTGATGGAACATATATTGATTCAGAACTAGCAACACAGAAAGAAATTAAAGAAATTCTTGCAAGTGAAAAATTAGAATTAGTTGGAAGATCTAAAATACGGATTCTTACTTCATACTGGGGAAGATATTCAGCATTAGAAACTATTGTTCCTCTTATTATGACTAGTGAGAATGCAAAATATATTGATGTAAATGATCTCAATAATGATAATGGTGAGATAATGAATGATGAAGCATATGATAAAATAGGTTCTATGCTTAACTCTAGAACTCCAGATATGATGAATCTTGCAATAAGAATGCTTACTGCATATAATTATGAACAGAATAGATTTAAAATATCAAAATTAATTTATTATTATTGGGATAGTGTAACATCTTTTGTAAGAAAGAATGTTGAGATAAAAGCAATGATTAATAAATATAATAAAGAGTTTGGAATAACTAGACATAAGAGTCATTATTATAGAGGAGTTGCTGATACAAGATTTTGGCTTTCTCACTTAGAATACTATAAAAATGATGAAGAGTTAGCATCAATACATGAAGAACTAGTTAACGCAATTGGTATTGATACTAATATATTAGAATTTAGTATCAAAAGAAAAGATATAGTAGATAGTAAATCAGAAAATGATCACTTGTTTCTAAACTTTAAGTCTTCTTTCTATGATAAAGATGAAGATGATGATGATAACGAATAACTAAAATACCTACCTCTGTAAAAGGAGGTAGGTTTATAAAAAATCTATATGAACTATAAAAAAGCGTTTGAGAAAAAGAAACTTTTAACGTCAGGTAAAGGAAATACAAAGACTGCAAAGAATAGTAGAGTTACATATTATCTATCTCTTCAACCAGTCGATGCAAATAGTAAAAGAATTAATCTTTGTAAGTTTTCAACTAAAGAATGTAGAAACCAATGTTTACAATATGCTGGAAGACAAGGTTTTACAAATGTAGTTATGAGTAGAATATCAAAGACAGAGTTTTTAGTAAATGACAATCAATCATTTGTAGAAAAGCTTTGGAATGAGTTACAAGATTTAAATAAGTCTGGTAAAGAAATTGCAGTTAGACTTAATTTACTAAGTGATGTAGATTGGGAGTACTACTTTGATACATATGGATATAGTCTAGACTCATTAAATAATATACAGTTCTATGATTATACAAAAGATTATTTCAAATTAGAGTATAGAAGTAGAGCAAAGAATTATCACTTTACATATTCTTTTTCAGGATATAATTGGGATAAATGTAAAAAGTTCTTAGATTCTGGCATAAATGTTGCTATGGTATTTAAGAATGCACTACCTTTGACATACCAGGGATACAAAGTAATCAATGGTGATCTTTCTGATGAAAGATATCTTGATGAAAAAGGAGTCATTGTTGGACTCAAATATAAAGTTCCGAGAGGAAAGAAATATGAAAAAAATAAATTTGTAATAGAATGAGAAGAAAAACAAATAACAAAAATGATACATCCTCTAAAAAGAGGAATGTTACTTCTACAAAGAAAAAAGAACCTAAAAAGGCAACTAAGGGCATATATAAAGAAATAGAATATGATTCTTTAGAGGAGTTAGCAATGTTGCAATGGCTATTTGAATTAAAAGCTGCAGGCTATATTAAAAAGATAGCTAGGGCAGAAAGTTATCTTCTATCTATGGCATATGTAAATGATTATGTCGAGAATATGAAGAGGGTTTCAAGTAAGCCAATGACACAAACTCTTTTACATGGTCATAGTTATACTCCTGAATTTGAAGTCCACTGGGATAAAAAAGCTCTTGATAAATTTATATGGATGTCTGGTCAAGGAAAAATGACTAAAGTATTTATAGGATATGAGTTTGAAAATAACCTTGGCTCATATGTTACTTATATAGAAGTTAAACCATTATTTGATCAGAATAACATGGAGAGATTATTTAAGTTAAATCAGAAATGGATGTGGCAGAATTACTCAATATTCATTAATCTTGTTAAGGTTAAAGATTTATTTGAGAAAACTTTCACACCCAAAGAGTATTTGACTACACCTAGTGGTAAAAAGAGAGTACTCAAATGGAAACCCAAAACATTATTTTCTTACGTAAATAAAAGTCAAAATGATAAAAGGTAAGCAATCCAAAGAAATGTACAGTATTATTAAGCCAGATGTAAATTATAGAGAACTAAAATCTCTTAATGCATCTATGATAAAACTATTTGATAGTGATCCTATTAAATTTTATGAAGAATTCAAACTTGGCAAGAAAAGAAAAGATAGAAAAACAAGTACTTCTATTATTATAGGAGATTTAGTAGACTTTTACATTCTTGAATGTAGAGGAAATCATGAAGAGTTTGAAAATAGATTTGATGAAAAGTTCTCTTTAAATACTGGAGCTAAAGGAACTGGACAAAATGCACTTCTTGCAGAAATATTATATGAAGTTACATTAGATAATACAAATGAGGAAGGTCAAGTAACAACTGAGTTTGAGACAATGTTTAAAGAAGCAATTGTTAAAATACAAGCTCAAGGAAAGTTTTCTGGTAAAGATTATGATAAGATATTAACCGAGTTTAATGAGAAGGGTTATGACTATTACAAAACTTTAGTTGATAGTGCAAATAAAACTGTTATTCCTGAAGTATCTTTACTAGATAAAGCAGTCTCTGTTGCAAAAGCAGTACTAGAAGATCCTTTTACTAAGGAAATGTTTGAAGAAGATGAGCATTATGAACACTTCTATAAGTTTCCAATTGAATGGGTTTATGAAACTCCAAGTGGAAGAAGGATTGATTGCAAATCTGAGATTGATCTTATGATAGTTGACCATGGATCTAAAACTATTTATCTTAAGGACTTAAAAACTACTTATGATAATGAAGTTTTTGAATATGGCTATCTTAAAAATCAATATTATCTTCAGTCTTCATTTTATTATCTTGCAGTGCAGTATTGGATGAGACAAGAAGGAATGGGAGATTATACTGTTGATAATATGGAATTTATAGTTGGAGATACTTCTTCAAATAATAGAAGACCAATTGTCTATAGATGTACAGATACAGATGTAAACTTTGGCCTAAATGGTTTTCACTATAGAGGTACAAAACATAGAGGTATTCATGAATTAATTTCTGATATTATGTGGGCAGAAGATAATGAAATCTGGAACTGTAGCAAGGAAGTATATAATAATAGTGGAAAAATATCTATAAATATTTCTTACGATGAACCAATTAACGTAGAAAATTATTAAAGTTATTTTTGTACTTTTGTACATAATTCCTATATTATAATTAGGGC